ACCCCCCTTTATTAGGAAGACCCCCCGGTAGGAGTCCCAACCTCCCCTTGCCCCCGTAGGGGGTATATTATATAGGCGTATCGCGCCCCGCCCCCTCCCTCCTCTCCCCGTGGTGTGTTGCGGATAATCGGAATAAACGTCGCTTAACCCAGCGACGGGCGCTCCGACCACTTTACACGCACCCCCTACGCCCATATAAGCAAGGTCTGCTTCCCCCAAACCGGACGCTGCACCTATGCCAGTAGTTAAGATCGAGCCTACCGACGAGCACCCTATGCCGTACTCGACGGATGACGAGACGCTGTCGACCTTTGCCGATGAGGTGGCGGTCGCTGCTAACACTGTTGACTTGCTGGAACAGCTAGGTGCCCCACTGGAAGTGGACGAAGAGACGCTGAAGCGCGAAGCTGCGCTGTTCGATGAAGTGCTCCGGACGAAGAACCCAGCCCCACTGCGTACGCCGGTAACAGCAATTGCTGCCCGTTCGTTCCTCCACGAGTATGGTCAGAGCTTAGCTTTGGATGTGGTGCAGGTACGTACAGCGCTTACCAATAAGCTGTTAGAGATAGCCAACTGTGGCGATACCAAGTTTGAGCTGAAGGCTCTGGAGCTGCTAGGCAAGCACAGCGATATCAGCCTGTTCACCCAGCGCAGCGAGATCAACATCAACTACAATAGCCCAGAGGCGTTGGAGAGCGCCATCAAGGAACGGGTCAAGCGCCTGCTGAATGCCGACATTATTGACGTCACTCCGTTGGGTATGAACCTCGACGAAGAGCTGGGTATCGCTCTTTCAGACGACGAGCCCGAAGAAGACGCCGACGATGAATAATATCTCGTTGAAAGATATACCTAAAATCTTACCTATGCTCCCAGTGCATGAGCAGGAGCGGCTGCTGGCGGAGTTGGAGAAGCTGTCCGAGCTGAAGAGCCGCAAGCTGTGCCAGCAGAAGTTTATGGCGTTTGTGAAGGAAGTCTGGCCGTCGTTCATTGGTGGTAGGCATCACGCCAAGATGGCGGACGCGTTCGAGCGTGTGGCTAAGGGTGAGTGTAAGCGGCTCATCATCAACATGCCGCCCCGACATACCAAGTCCGAGTTTGCCAGCTATCTGCTGCCTGCGTGGTTCCTAGGTAAGTTCCCGCACAAGAAGATCATTCAGTGCTCCCACACTGCGGAGCTTGCCGTTGGTTTCGGTCGTAAGGTGCGCAACCTCGTCGACACCGACGCATACAAACATATTTTCCCCGACCTTGTTCTGGCCTCGGACTCTAAGGCAGCTGGACGATGGAACACTAGTAAGGCCGGGGATTACTTTGCCATCGGCGTCGGCGGTGCCGTGACCGGTAAGGGTGCTGACGTCCTCATCATCGACGACCCGCACAGCGAGCAGGAAGCTGCGCTGGCGGAAGTGAACCCAGATATATACGACAAGACCTACGAGTGGTATACTTCGGGCCCCCGTCAGCGTCTGCAACCGGGCGGGGCTATTGTCATCGTGATGACGCGGTGGTCGAAGCGCGACCTGACCGGGCAGATATTGAAAGATGCAGCTGCCAACGAGAGCATTGGCGAGTGGGAAGTCATTGAGTTTCCTGCTATTCTCCCCTCGGATAACCCGCTGTGGCCCGAGTTCTGGGAGCTTGAGGAGCTTCTGAAGGTCAAGCGCGACGTGCCCAACAGTAAGTGGCAGGCGCAGTACCAGCAGAACCCGGTGTCTGAGTCCGCTGCTATCGTGAAACGCGAGTGGTGGCAGACGTGGGAGCGCGAGAGCCCACCCCAGTGCGACTTTATCTTGCAGTGCTGGGATACGGCCTTCGAGAAGACGCAGCGAGCGGACTATTCTGCCCAGACTACATGGGGTGTGTTCTACCACCCGGACGACAATGGTGTGGATCAGGCCAATATTATCCTGCTGAACGCGGGGCGGGACCGCGTGGAGTTCCCTGTGCTGAAACAGTGGGCCATCGACGAGTATAAAGAGTGGGACCCGGACAGCGTCATCATCGAAAAGAAGGCGTCAGGGGCACCGCTCATCTACGAGATGCGGTCCATGGGCATACCGGTGCAGGAGTTCACCCCGACAAGGGGTAACGACAAGATCAGCCGTCTGAACGCTGTTGCGGATATCTTCGCATCCGGAAGGGTCTGGGCCCCGGCAACGCGCTGGGCCGAGGAAGTCATTGATGAAGTGGCTGAATTTCCTGCGGGTAGCCACGATGACTTTGTCGATACGGTGTCAATGGCAATGCACAGGTTCCGTCGCGGAGGTTATGTGACTACTGCGCTAGACGCAGAAGACGAACCGCTGTATTTTAAAAGCTCACGCAGGCAGGGTTATTACTAATGGCAATTGACAAGGCGCTTAACGCCGCCCCCACTGGCTTGACTGCTATGCAGCCGTCGCTGGACATCGACGAGCTCTACGCTGAGCCGAACGCGCCTGAGATCGAGATTGAGATTGTGCTCGACGGGGACGACGAGGGGGAAGAGGACGAAGCGCCTCCGGGGTTTGACGACAACCTTGCCGAAGACATGGACGAGGGGCAGCTGACCGAGCTGGCGGGCGACCTGCTGGGTGAGTTTGACGAGGACATCAGCAGCCGCAAGGACTGGATACAGACCTACGTCGACGGCCTTGAGCTGTTGGGTATGAAGGTCGAGGACCGCACCGAGCCGTGGCCCGGTGCCTGCGGTGTGTACCACCCGCTCCTGTCTGAAGCTCTGGTCAAGTTCCAAGCCGAGACCATGATGGAGACGTTCCCGGCACAGGGGCCGGTGCGGACGCAGATCATCGGTGAAGAGACGCCCGAGACGCGTGACGCCGCCCAGCGTGTGCAGGCGGATATGAACTACGAGCTTACCGACGTCATGACGGAGTATCGGCCCGAGCATGAGCGGATGCTGTGGGGTCTGGGCCTGTCAGGTAACGCCTTCAAGAAGGTCTACTACGACCCGAGCTTTGGCCGTCAGACGGCTATGTATATCCCCGCCGAGGATGTGGTGGTGCCCTATGGGGCGTCCAACCTTGAGACGGCAGAGCGCGTCACCCACGTGATGCGTAAAACGCCTAATGAACTCAAGAAGTTGCAGTCAAAGGGCTTCTACCGCGAAGTCGAGATGGCTGACCCCGTCGACAGCTTCGATGAGGTTGAGAAAGCCATCGCAGAGAAAATGGGCTTCCGCGCGTCTTCGGATGACAGGTATAAGCTTCTTGAAATGCACGTCGACCTCGTGCTTCCGGACGATGAGTTTGCCAAGGACGAGTCCAAGGCCGGCATCGCCGTGCCTTACGTAATTACCATTGAGAAGGCCACACAGACCATCCTTGCTATCCGTCGTAACTGGAACCCAGACGACGAGATGAAGCAGAAGCGCAACCACTTCGTGCACTACGCGTACGTTCCGGGTTTCGGCTTCTATGCCTTCGGTCTCATCCACCTTGTGGGTGCCTTCGCCAAGTCGGGCACCAGCCTTATCCGTCAGCTGGTTGATGCAGGCACGCTGAGCAACCTGCCCGGTGGCTTCAAGACCAAGGGTCTACGGGTCAAGGGTGATGACACCCCCATCGCTCCGGCTGAATGGCGTGACGTCGATGTGGCGTCGGGTACGATGCGCGACAACATCATGCCGCTGCCGTACAAGGAGCCCAGCCAAGTCCTCTACAGCCTTCTGGGTACCATCGTAGAGGAAGGCCGTCGCTTCGCTGGCGCTGCTGATATGAAGATCAGCGACATGTCGGGTCAGGCTCCGGTCGGCACGACGCTGGCTATCCTTGAGCGCACCTTGAAGACCATGTCGGCGGTGCAGGCGCGCATCCACTACGCGATGAAGCAGGAGTTCAAGCTCCTCAAGGCCATTATCCGCGACTACACCTCGGACGACTACGACTATAAGCCAGAAGTTGGCCCCAAGCGCGCCAAGCAGAGCGACTACGACAAGGTATATGTCATCCCTGTGTCGGACCCCAACGCCGCTACCATGGCGCAGAAAATCGTCCAGTATCAGGCGGTTATCCAGTTGGCGCAGTCGGCTCCGGGCATCTACGACATGCCTTATCTGCACCGGCAGATGCTTGAAGTACTGGGTATCAAAAACGCCCAG